ACCACCTGCATCGCCACGAGCGACTTCAGCAGAAGCAACACCCTTCAGAACCGACAAAAGAGCGTTATGCTCGTCTTGTGCGCGAACTTCAGCAAAGTCACGACCAATTTTGGCCAGACCGTTTTGCTTCGAGATAACTTCTTGCATGTTGACTTGCTCTGCACCGAAGGTACGAACTGTCTTCACGAAGTTAGCAACGTCAGTTGCGATATCGGTGTAAGTACCGTTAGCAGCTGTGTTCAACGAAGCGATGTTGATGTTTGCGTTCAGCGGTTTGTACCAACGGAACTGACCAATGAACGATTCACCCGAAGCGTCAATGCGCTGATCAGCAGCAACGATACCAGTCGAGTTCAGTTTCTTTTCAGTTGTGTAGGCTTCGTCAGAGTAAGCCGAAATTGCCAGAGCAATGTTTTGAAAATCTGTATTTGTAATAGCCATGATTTTATTCCTTATTTATAACTATTAGATATTAAAGTTACCTAGCTGGCCTTTAGCCGCCAAATTAAGCACTTCCTGAGTAGACAGTTCTGCAAGAGATTTCTTTTGATTCATTGCAGGAGCGCCGTTAGGAGCACCATTTCCTGCACCCGTATTTGATTTAGCACGGAACAGGAAAGAGTTGTCTTCATTCTTAGAGTAAGAAATGATGAAATCTTGAATAGTAGTACCTGATTGATGAACCCAAGCACCATTTTCGTTTTGAACAAGTTGCTCAACGATATCACGGCGAGCCATATCTCGACTGCGATCGTTACGGAATTCCAACCCTGCAAGAGCGGAATTTACAACGTTGTCACGAGTAAGTTTGGTATTAGCTTCTTCGAATACACGAAGTTTTGCTTGTGCTTCTGCCAATTTCATTTCAAGGGCTTCTTGCATTTTACCTTCTTCCTCAAGACGTTTAATCTGCTCTTCTTTACGGGCTTGTTCAATTTCAGCCTTAAGTTTTAGAGCTTCATCACGTTCTTTTGCCATACGATCCATATTAGCTTTCATTTTAGCTAGTCGTTCTTGTACGGCCTGTTCAATCGGATCAAGTTCTTGTTCTTGTTCTTTGGTTTCCTCTTGAACATTTTCTTGTTCATTAGCTTCATTGAGCTCATTTTCTACTTCTTCATTGATTTGATTATCTTCACTCATGTTTTTTCCTTTCAAGCACAGCTTGAGTTATAATGTTAATTTGTATTGACTCACAGAGTCGTTAAAAGTTGTTTATAGCTTGTAAGCTATTTTTCTGTTTTATAGTTCATAGGCTATTACAAATAACTATGGACCAATACCGTACCAGTCAAACCCATCAGCGATAGGAGCTAGAATGTCACGGCGTGTAATTTTATTTGGAGGGTCAATTAAGCCTCTCCTCTTAGCTTCATCAAGAAGCTTTAAGTAAGTATTATAAGACATGCCTTGCTTGCGCATTTCTTGCAAGGTGCGTCTTATAGTATCGCCCCCAAGAGCATCTGCATAGATGGTTCTAAGAGCGTCCTTTGCCTTCATAGCATCTCCAATATTAGTGAAGAATGCGTCATGAATTGTTGCAGTACCAATACCGTTTTTACGTCCCCACAAGTGGAATCGTCTAACAATAACAGCATCGTTACTATGGTTTCCATTAACACCTAGGCCAATACGAGCGTCATTCAAAGAAGACTTCCCAAGAAGTTTTCCGTCTTCAGCTTTTGCCTCATAGATGTTAGATACTTTACGACCCGTAACAGGGTCAGTAAACTCAATACGTTCTTGCAAACGGGGTCTATACCGTTGCATCATAACTTTACCGTCGAATGTAACCCACGGAATATCAACCTTTTGTGTTTCTGTTACATAAGCCTTAGCCACATCTTTCCAGAAGTTAATAAACTGATCTGTAACAGGCGCACGAGCAGCAAGGTTCTTAGACATAATCCGAGATACTTCTGCAAACTCTTTAGGGCCAATAATGCCCTTTCGAGAGTTCATAAGCTTTTCAACAAAAGCAGCAGTATCAGGATGAACTTCAATAGCTTGTTTCATAAGCGTACTACCAGCAGGTTCATTGTTATTGATAAGATCAACAAGTTCTGCTCTGAAAGACTGAAGCTCTTTTACAGAAGTTTCTGCATCAAGCTTTTGAGCAATTTTAATCTTACCATCAATAATTCTAAGCTGTTCACTTAAATTAGCTTTAGTAACGGTTACATAACCTTTACCTTCAAGAACTTTAGACAGCTTACCTGCTACGTTGGCGGTTTTAGTTGCATCGCCAGCACCGTAGAAGCTTACCATGTTTTGCGCCTTAGCACCTTTAGCAAGATCTTCCCAAGTTAGGTTAGCATCTCTAAGGGCAGGTATTTTCAAAAATTCTGGATCGTTAACAGTATCCATAGCAACAAGGTCATACAAACGGTTCTTCTGAGTAGTTGCAAGAACATTAGAAGCTTCCGAAATAGCCCTATCGCCCGTAGACAATCCAATAATTTGAGCACCTGATGACGACGCATCGTTCTCAATCATAAGCTGAGTTTTGTATGTGTTAAGCTTTTTAAGGTTATTAAAATCACCATCTACATGCTTATGAATACGAGCGTACTCAAGTGCCATACGAGCCATCTTTGGTACTTCTGGACCTTCTAAGCCTCTAATAAGAGGGTGTTCAAGAAACTCACGAAGTCTACGATCTCTTTGAGTTGTTTGCATCATCAGATTACCTAAATCAAGAATCTTCTCTCTATTACGACCAAAGATTGCTTGACGTCCAGCTTGAGTAAGTGCCTCTGTACCTGGACCTATTAAAGCACCAATTTGAGTACGAAGTTCATACACAGCAGCCGCATCGATATTAACAGCTTTACCTGAGTTTAGGAAAGGACGGACTAGCTCACCACCTGTCGGTGTCAGATATCCACGATGATAAACACGACCACGAGAATCGATAAAGGCATATGTCTTAAAATTCTTGCCACGAATAGCATGATATTTAGCTGTAGCCATAAGACCATAACCTGCTTCACCACGGTTAAGAATTTCATGCCGCAGCTCATTGATACTGTCGTAGTATTTAGAGTTACCACGAGGGTCTCTAAACCTAACAATGTCATCCATAAAACCAAAGAACTCTTTGTCTACGCTGTATTCGACATTCATCACATGATTCATCATATTAGCCATTTCAGAGTCAATCTGTTTAGGATCATAATCAGGAAATTTATCACGAGACACAATAGGAACACCCGTGTCTTTACCTCTAGCATCAAAGTAAGTTTTCTTACCTGCCTTAACATAAAGACGATCACGATCTGAAACGTTTCCTAAACGACGAGCAATAGTCATACGGCGACTTGCCTCTTGAAGCTTAAGCATATCTTTATTGATAACTGTAACTTCTCGGCTAATAGTATCACCCCATGCACCTCCTGCACGACCTGTTTCTACATCAATAACACCTCTTCGAGTTTTACCTCGAAATTGAATACGAATAAGACCTTGATCTTTCATAAAGTCAAGGAATTTAGATCCCTCTTTGTGATAAGATTTTAAGTCATTCTTCATAAATGGAATTAAGTCTTCAAACTCCTTACTAAGCATCTTTCCGATGTTAATAGCAAGTGTGTCATAGTCAGTAGCGTCTCCTGATGCAACAAGTTTAGCTGCGCTAGTTAATGCTTTAGTTCCTTTGTCATTCATAACAATAGTAGTAGGTTTCTTCCGAAGGTTCAAGAACTCTAAATCCAAAATACTACGAATAGTTTCCCGACCTCTTGCAGTGTTACGAATCCACCAGTCATCAGTTGGTTCTTTGTCTTTAAACAAGCTTTTAAATTGTTTATAACGCTTGTAAAGCAAGGTATCTCTTAATAACAAACGATCGATGTAAGTCTTACGATCAGGTAGCTGATCAAGAATTGGCCTAAAATAGTTAATAATAGGCGCACGGCCTTTAAAGAAAGCTTTCCTAGCAAGATTAACACCTGCAGTACTTTCCCAAGCGTCTACAAAACGAGTGTCTTTTAGATACATTTCGTTTAGCTGATCAAGATCATAGTATTTACCCATAATCTGAATTTTAGGCATATCTGTTTTAGAGTCTGTTAGATACTTAGAGAAGGTATCCACACGTTGCCGAGAACGTGTATCTAGAAGTCGTGAAACGTTCTGTACAGCAAACCTATTCTCAGCACGAATAACAGAAGTAAGATCGCCCCACTTCATTTTATCTTTAGCATAACGTTCGAAAACAACACGAAGGTTTTCAATCATAACTGTTTGTTGATTTACTGAAATCTTATCATCTAGACCTGCTACTGCATTTTCAATAAAGCTCTTTTGCTCTGAAGAAAGCAGTTTAGAATTACGCATAAAATCAAGACGTTCTTGATACAGATTAAAATCAGGATCATAAATATTAGTGTTACGCACTTCACCTGTAATAGGATCTGCGCTAAAGTTTCGTTCATCAAACTGATTACCAACCCTTCGTCTAGACTCTTGTTTACCAACAAGGGACGTACCTTTATAATCGGTTAAAGACAAAGATTGATTATAGTCACTCGCATCAAGCAAGAAAAGCTGACGCAAGTCTTCTTTGTGTTTAGGATTATTAAGTAGTTGATTAGGTGTCGTTGCTTGAACTCTAATACCTTCACTGCGAACCTGTTGTTTAGGTTTAAATACAGTAGTAGCATTAGCTGCTCTATTCCGCAAGGCTTGAATTGTAAGCGCCTTACCTTTGGGAGTAATGAATTCACTAGCTTTTAGTTTACCTTGCCTGAACATGTTTGCAGCATCTTCAGAGCCAAGCATCTTAGCTTGAATTTCCATAGTTTGTCTTTTTAGCCATTCACCAAAACTAAGAGTTACAGGTGGAAGGCCGTTAAGCTGTTGAGGATCCATATTGGATACTATACGCTTTTTAAGTCTTGCATCATCAGTCTCAAGAAGTTGATCTTTAGACTTGATAACTGGTACCATAGAAGAACGGCAGTTCCAGTGCAATGGGGGAACAAAACGCTGGTCATCAACCTCATAAATCTTACCATTATGATAAGAACATATAGGGCTTGTACGAGCGTCTAGAATAGCTGTAAACATAAAACCAGAAACAATTCCTTTGTTACGTGCAGCAACATTCCTTAAAGCAGCAGACTGCGTACTAGTAATAGCAGTACGAGTTAATGTTTTAACTTGATTTTCAGTTAGATTAGTAGTTTTCATAACTGAAGCAATAATATCTTTTTGTGACATTCCACGCGCAAGACCATACTTTACCTTTGATTGAATACGAGTAAGTTCTCCTGAAGAGATGTTCCGTATATTAGTAGATATGTCTTTTGCACCCTTAATATTGGGTCCAGTAATCTCTGCCAGAAGTTCTTTAGTACTAGGTCTTTGAACCTTATAAAAAGAACGTACTTCTTTGTAGAGACTGTCTGAATGAAAGTCAAGCTGTGCGGTGGAGAACTCTTTAAGGCTACTAACCCCGTGGGCTAGGAGTTCCTTCTCAAAACGCGCCATCTCCCGTTTAATGTCTGCTTTGATATCCTCCGACAGCAGATCCTTCAACTGCTTTCGATGCCGTTGAAGAATTCGCCGATTTTGAAGTTGAACACCTTCTTCATAAAGGCGAACATCTCCCATGTGATCAACAATTCGATCAAAAATTCTGTCATTAATAGTTGTCATCTAGTACTCCATTGAGTAGTTAGGTGTAAAATGGTGCTGGCTGAGAGACTCGAACTCCCGACCCACTGATTACAAATCAGTAGCTCTACCAACTGAGCTAAGCCAGCATAGGCAGTTTAAAGTCATGCCAAGGACACCATATCTACATTATTGTTCAATAATAATGTCGTTATCGTTTGTTTTGCGAGTAAGAGGATCCGTTTGAATCTCTTGCAATGCTTCTTCGTCATCATAATCTGCTGGCAAGAAGTCATTATACTTCGCAATAGAGATGAATGTCGAACGGCTAATAAGACCGCCTTCATACCATTCTGTAACAAGCCGCATAGCTGCGTCACCACCAACAACAGGCGAGAAGTCATTAGACATCTGGAATTCAATATCATTACCAGTATAGTCTGTGTTGTACTTCCAGTTAAGCATAAATGAAATAATTTCTCGCATAGTAGTCGAGACTTTTGCATTCAGCGTACCTAGTTGTGCTGTTTGAGCAGAGTTGCGAATTTCAAGAGCAACACCAGAAGCTGCGGCTTCGGGAGAAAGCATACGAATGCCCATTTTAGCCATTTCTTCAACAGTGGCTTTAATGGACTGCTCCATATCTTTCAGGGCAGCAGTAGGTGTTTCTAGAACCGAAATACTTTCATCTTTACGAACACGTAGCCAAGAACCTAAACCAGAAGAAACAATAGTATCGAACTCTTCATCTGTCATATCAGATTGTACAACAGGTGTATAGGTTGCAGCACCATAAAGCAAGTGGTTGCGGCGGGATACTTTGTTATACAAAGCAATCTCACGATCAACCAAGGGCATTAGAACTGGCTCGACAGGATCAAGTTGACCGTTTAAAGGCCAAGCTGGAATTCGGTTAATACGTTCACCAAACATAGTCGGAGTAATTGTATTTACAAGCTCGTATTTATCTTCTGAAATAAAGTTCTCGTAATCTTGACGAATTTCGCCATTCAAAACTTTAACTTCATTAGTAGCATTGTATTTTTCATACATGTCAATAGTCAAATAACCTTGTTCATCAAGATAATGATCTGCAACAGTATCAATATAAGTTGGATGCCAAGGGTTATCAGAAGTATAACGTTGAACAAGATAACGAGTAATAAACCGTGTAAGAGTTCTTTGACGTGTTACAGGGTGAGTATTAGTATGAATGTTGATAACATTCTCAGCGTTAATAATGATAGGATAAGGAGTAATCATTTGACGCTCTTCAGGATTCATCGAATTATACTCATCTTCAGTAACGTTAGGGTGGTCAACATATACCCAAGCACGAGACGTTTGAAGTTCTTCCCAAAGAGCATTGTCAAGGAAGTTAAACAAAGACATACCGTCTAGTGTAAAGTTAGTTTTAATCCACTCGTAAGCTTCGTCAGGCAGATCATCAGGTAGGTCAAGATGCGAGTCTTTACGAAGCAAAGCACTAATAAGTACTCGACAATACTGGGATGTCAAACCAGGAAGTTCAGCTTCAGCACGATAAAAATCATACTGTTGTTGTGTCATTGTTGGAGAAAATGGAAGCAGAAGGTTTGTGTAATCGTATTGCAGGATTTCATCATGCGCTTTAACGTTAGCTTCACCTTGAATAACTGCTCTCGACTTTTTCCACAATGGCTTTAGGGAGTGATAGCTATCGCTGGGTTCGGCAACAGAGCGTTTAACAGCGGTAGCAGGAGTAGTGATAAGTGCCATCGTTTATTCCTTTACCATTTTACTTTATCAGCCCAATAAGCAGCGCTCATTTTGCCTTTTTTAATATTTTCAGCATGTCGTGCTTTCCACGCTTCGCGGCGGCTTCGATTAGCATCAGATTCGTTAGCTGTTTTAGGAGAGCCTTTTACGCCCTGCGCACCAAAACGAATAACTTTGACTTTATCGCCATCTTTAGCAACAACAACATGAGATTTAGTTGGATGATTAGGAGTACGTTTAGGCTGATTGTAGCCAGATACTCCAGCACGCTCTAGGCGTGGGTCTTTCTTTTGAGCCATAACATACTCCATTATTTTTATTATTTCAATAGAACAATAATATACTTAAAAATTCATTTAAAGATACTATAAGGGGTCTTTAAATATACTTTAAAGTATACTAAGGGGTTCCCCCTCCTTCTTAAAGGTCAGGTATTAAAGTGGGGTGTAGCGACCAGCGTAAAGCAAAGCCCCGTGTCAGTGACATAAACTACACCCCTGCAGAGACATTCAGACTTGAGAGTCTGTCTCATAGCATTGTATCTTAAAGGTCAGGTATTTATTTAGGATAATTGTTCCAAGAAAGTTGAAAGTGAGGACCATCGATAAATGGCTTGCGATTCTCTTTCTTTCGTTGATTAACGTAAGCTTTATAGGCTTCTTCTGCTGAATTGTAATAATTCAAAGAAAGTAGCCAAGCAGCACCCCAACCAACTTCTACATTTTTCTCGATAGCTGCTTTTCGAACAGCTTCCGCGATAACGATATACTTGTCAAAGTTCCAAGTGATATTTGCACCTTCATAAGCAGCAACATCAATCGCATGTCCAGTCAAGTGTCGAGACTTCATAGTTTGAGACTTTTTTGAAGCTAGTAAAGCTTTTTGTTCTGCCTCTGTCCGAAGACCTTGAGTGATACCAAAGTCTACAGAGCTGTAGCTTAGTGCAAGAGTAGCTACTTCAACAAGATCAGGGTGTACGCCTTCTAGTTTATTTTTAGAACGTGTACCAAATTTCCAATCATAAGTTTGCATAGGCTCTTCCTTTTTAAACATACTACTAAAGTTTAAACTAGAAAATTTCATTATTCTTTCCACTTATCAATCATCTTTTCCCCAGAGCGACCTACAATGTAGCCACCAACACCAATAGTGAGAAGATCCCAAAGTTCAACAGGAAGATCAATCATAAGTTCTACACCAAAGAAGATACCTGCTAGTGGAAAAAGAAGATAGTTCATTGCAATGATTGTTACAATAACCATCATAAGCAGTGGACGCCAAGTAGCAGTAAGCCAGCTTTCTGATTTAGCTTCAGCTAGAACTATTTGACCGCGAATAGCTTCGATACTGTCAGAATGTTCGAGTAAGGCAAGTTTAACTTCTTTTTCAATATCACTTTTCTTATCCGCATCGGGAATAAGTTTGTTAAGAAGATCGCCGATAATAGGCGCAAGAAGCGTAATTATAGGTGTCATTCGGGAAGCCCCGCTAGTATCTCGCCAATATCTGCAAGTAGCTCAGTGTCACCAGAATTTTGATAAACACGATCAAATGTCAGTGTGTAAGTTCCTGCTGATTTAAAAATATTTTCTGCGATTTCATCCTGAATAGTTACAGTAGCAACTGTCTTAGGAGGAAATGAAGTAATACTGATACTGTCAACAGTAATTTGTTTGTTTGTAATATTCATAAAACTTTTCCTTTAAATGTCTTGATGTTTGTAAGCAAATACTTCGTAGTTAAAAGATACTGCCTTCGAGCCAGGTCCGCAAATGTTATCAAAAGTTCTTGGATCGTAGCGGTTTATTCTTGCTTTGATATAATCACCATCAGCCACTAATTCTAGATTTTCTTGTAGAGAAATAGCAGAAGAATTTTCAACAAAACCCTCCCAATGGCTGGGAAATGCTCCCGATAACGGCAGTCTAATATTAATCATCGTGCTTAAGATAGATCCTGCTGCGTAAGTTACTGTAATGTAAATTACTGGAATAGCTTTTTCATTAATTGTAAAACCTAGAGATTGAGTTTGATAATTACTAGATCCTGTTAAATCAAATGAACCCGATTTGTAACCATACCTATATAGTAAATGATTATTACTGTCGAATTTAGTTAAGCCAGAAGTATTTTGGATATAGATCTTATTACTTGTAATTTTTAATGTCATGGGGTCACCGTTAAGTCAACATTTGTTTGGTTACCTATTGCACAAAGGGGGTCATACCGAATAGTAAGCGGTTGGCTTGTGAATTGAGAAAGCGGCGAACTAAATGTAACTCCATCGGTAGTTTGAGATATTTCATTGTAGCTTGAATGAGAAGGAGTTGCTGTAAGTGTCCCGCCTTTTCTCAATTGATTAATATTGTTTAATACAGCAAAATTATTGGCGCACCATCCTAGCGAGCCTACAGGCTGATATGGACCCACTTCTTGCATATCAAAAACCAAAATTACCACGAGCAACAATGGATCCGAAAAAATAAAAGTACCATCAAGACTATAATTCAAAGTAACTCTTTGTCTGTTATTATAAATATAATAACTACCATTATCCGCAGGTCTAAACATATATCGAGATTGAGTAGTTTGAAAACCTAAAGCCTTACCTGCTACTGATGTAGTGTTTACAGGTATATTGAAATTAAATCCAGAAACGTTTAATCCATTGACGACTGTTCTACTAAAGCTATGATCAATAACAAAACCTGCTATATTTGTATAAGGAGATGGCGTACCTTCTCCACTAGTTCTGCCAACTAGAACGGGAGTTGTTGTAACACCTCCTAGAAAGAAACTTCCGTTAGGATCATTTTTTACGTAATACCTATCTGCTGAAAATGTGATATTATTATTAGCATTGCGCGTAATAAATGTATTATCACTAATAAAAACTCGATCAACCAAGTGTAATTACCTCGATGTTATTAAAAGTTTCTGCAGGAGCGTCTCCATTGTAAGTAACGGTTAAGCAAGCAACTTGTAGGTAATCGGTAGCAGAGTTATAAACTGGAAATAAAAATCTTTGATAGCTGCCTGTATCTTTTGCAAAAAAGTTAGAGTAACTAACACCGTCAATTTTAAGAAGCATAGCTTCGGGTTCACCGACAGGAGACTTGCCTACGTTTGCATAATGAATATCCATTTTTGGAATTGTAACTGATGGCATGGGTATCTCCTAACATAGTCCAAAGCAACTGCTGCTAGTAGACCAAGACACTACTGTACGAGTAACAGCGGGAAATGTAACAGACCCGACAGCAGCTTTACCTGTTCCTTGAACATAGTCCAAACTACTATGAAAGTAAATATCATCTAAATAGCTATAGGGATTCTTTTCAATAGCATCTAGTTGAGCCTCTGTTTTTCCTGACTTAGTAATCATTACAACACCGTTACTAGATGATGCTCTGAATGTTCTAGTTGCCATATCTGTAAACTCCTAAAATTTTTGTTCTGTCAAGGTTGTCATAACAAGAAAGACTTTGCGGTAAGTGATGCAATATCTTATCATTACCTAAGTAAATTGCAATATGAGAGTAAGCTCTATCATTATAGCTATAAACTATAAAATCATAATCTTTTAAATTTTCTTTAGGGACTTCGATAAAATTATGATCAGTAAACCATTTAGACATACCAATTTTATAATATTCAAACCACTTTTCATGAGAAAAGTTTTTGTACCACCTTGAGAGATCTGTATTATGAATACTATCATAGTAATCTGCTGCAAGAGTTACACAGTCACTTTTTCTAAATTTGTAAGTTCTACCAATCCAAGAATTTGGGTGAGTAACTAATTCTGCTGTTTTATTAAACTTATTTAAGTAAATCGTATTGTATGCTAAAGTAGTGGAAACGGTGAAGACCCCGTTATCAGGGTCTTCTACCAATTTTCCTTCTACGATGTTATACTTAAGACCAATCTTATTAATATAATCTTCGTACTTCATCTTTTTCCTCATTATACTGAGATTGTGATTGTACCATTTGCCAAATCAATAACAAAGGTACCATTAGGGTTTTGCAACTTACCTGCTTGAATTGTACCAAGGTCCGCCTTGATTGCCGACAGCGTTGTAGCTTTTAATGCAGTACCCTCAATAGTACCTGCGACTAACAAATTACCATCAATAAACTTCGCTTGTTCAATCCATGCAGTATTGGTTTCGTTTCTAACGTAGCCTGTAGCACCACCTACAGTATTGGATACAATCAAACGGTCACCTGCCACAATAGTCAAGTTATTTGTTGCAGTGCTAAAATAAGAACTAATAGTAGATTCAGATAAGCCCGTTACACCACTACTAGTGCCTGTTGCATAACGCCACCAACCTGCACCGCGAGGTCCAGTAGCCCCGTTAGTACCGTTAATACCGTTAGTACCGTTAATGCCATTAGTACCATTAATACCATTGCTAACAAAGAGAGTAGGTGCTCTCCAAGTTAAACTACTATCAATAGCGGTGGGTCCAGAACCAGTTGCCAACGCAGTAGTAATATACAAAGGATCACTACCTGAAGGTGGATAAGCAAACCAGTTTGTAGGAGTAGTTAAAGTGTTAGTTCCAAAGTTATAAGAGCCACCTGTAGGTGCAGTTGTTAGTGCAGTAGCAGACCGTCTAAAGATTTGAGCTAAGTAAGTAGATTTACCATCGTCTCCATCAAAGTAGTCCGTACCTTTTACAGGTGTGTAGCCATTATCACCATTACGCATAATCTCTACAGGGGTAGACCAAACTTCTGGTGAAGTTACAGAATCAGTTCCCTGATCACCTGTCACACTGAACAAATATTGCATAGCATACAAGGGATCAGTGCCGCTAGGGACAGTAATCGACCAACCATTTGGGGGTGTAAGCAAGTTAGCACCAAATTCAAAGCTACCTCCACTAATACCACCTGTTAAAGCAGTTGAAGAACGCTTATAGACTGTAGCAAGGAAAGTAGATTTACCTTGAATACCATCATCACCAATTCGGAAAGCTTGTTGAGGAGTAGACCAAGTTATACTAAGATCTTCACCTGTAGTACCAACAATAGATGCAACACCAACTGATACATAAACTGGGTCTGTCCCTGTAGGAATACTTGCAGACCAACCTGTTGGAGGTGTAGTAGTAGTTGTAGTAAAACTAAATTTACCGCCAGTCGGTGCTGTAGTTAGCGCAGTTGCAGAACGTTTATAAATCTGAAGTTGAGCAACACTTGTTGCTGCCGCTCCATTTAAACCGTCATTATAATCAACACCTTTAACTGGAGTATACCCATTACTTCCTACAAATTTCACCCAAGTCTGACCACTTACAGGTAGACTAGGTTGAGTTTCAGATTCGTAGAAAGTTACATAGGCTTGTCCATTATAAGTAAAGCTTTGGTTAGTACCTGTAGCATCAGGCGAGTAAATTGTCCAAACAGATTGACCATTATTACCGTCTTTACCGTTTTTGCCTACAAATTTAACCCAAGTACCCGATACATCTTGAACAGCAGGCGGGGAGTTTTCCCATTCATAATACAAAACATATTCTTGATTATTATACGTAAGGGTTTTATTTGTTCCAATAGCATCATCTGCATAAACAACAAGAACACCTGCTGAAACGCCATCTTTTCCAGGATTACCGTCTACACCGTTAGTTCCAGGCTGACCTGGCGCACCATCATCTCCAACAAATTGCTTGAACTCAATCAAAGTTCTAATAGGCAATGTCGGCAAATTACCACCAGAATAAGTATAATATGCTACAAACTTATTTGTTCCAACTTCATAAGATTGTGTATTTGTAGTAGAGTCTGAACTATCCGCATAAATAACAGCAACCTTATCTACTGTGATACGCTGAAGTGTAATACCTGTTGCAACAGTCCTGTTTGAAAGTGTTCCTGCAGGTGTCCTTGATCGAACAGAGAAATCATATACACCTGTATTTAGTCCAAAGACATCAAAGGTTGTGTTTCGAGTAATCCCTAGAGTATGCCAAGTATTACCCTGATCAGGAGAGGCTTCAATCAAGTATTCTTTAACAGAGGAGTCGTCAGCAGAATTCCAAGTAAGCTGTCCTGACCTAGTTCCAAGTAAGCTACCCCCATCTATTTCAAAAACAACATTAGTTGGAGGGTTAATTGAGAAATCAAAAGTAGGTTTAGTTGCATAAGGAATATTATAACCAACACTCCAAGCTAGCATACGATAATCAAAAGAGTAACATTCAAGTTTAACCGTAAAGTCAGAATTAACTTGAACAGAAGAAACTCTAAACAACTCGTTGTTAATAGCCATCTGAGGCAGATTTACTTTAATAAAATCTCCTGGTTCTACTTTTAAAGCTTTTGTAGTAGCTGTAAAACTTAAAGTAAAACGAGTACGAGATTGACGAACAATTTGTTCTGCCTTTGCAAGAGCATGATAAGGGTCAGTAACTCCATCTAAAGACATATCAGTGTTATAAGGTTGTTGGTTATCTTCTTCTAGATACAAATTATGAGTTGCAGAGAATTTAGTAGGCCAGCTTACAGAGTCCTCTTTAAAATCTTCGTGTTCATTAGAGAACCGAACTGTCGCTTGATTGTAGCGATCTGCTGCAGAAGGCCAAGCAAGCCCTACATCATCGCGAACAATATCGTCTTCAGTAAAGTACATTGATACAGGAACCAAGGCGTCTTGTTCAGTTGAATTTTGTGGGTATTCAAGCATAAGCTTGTATTTACCACTAGAAGACCAAACAAGTTCGGCCAGACCCATTGTGTTTAGAATACGTTCTACGTTATCTCTAATTTTATCTTCGGTATCAAGGGTAATATTGCACTCATAAAGGGGAATATCTCTGGAGGTAGCTGTGCCGTTAACCTTACCGCCAATAGCCTTGTCATTTGCAACGGTGGTATCACATACTTGAGCCGCATGATAAAATGATTCTAAATCAACTTCATTAACACTTAAACCACGACCAAAATCTTTATTCATAAGGTAATCAAGCAAACAGTATGCAGGGTTATTTGAATAAACGTAGTTAGTGTCAAGAGTATAGGTTGATCCTGATTTCGTAATTTTTCTAACTTTACGACCTTTTACAAGGAATTTAAGGTAAGGAATTCCATTGTAGTTGTAGTCGTCTCTATTTAGTTGAAAAATAGCAGTTACGTTTGCAGTTCCGCTAAAAAGATTTGAATCAGGAATACCAGATGTAGGATCTGCAACACCACCATTATTATAAATGTTAAACCTATGACTAAATTTAGCTTCACTGTCATTATAGCTAGTATCATTAACAACAATATGCTGAACACCCTCGATACCATCATGGCAAAGGGCATACTGCATGACTAGAATTTCGTTCTTAGAGCCATTATAAGAAGTACCTAAACCACTGCTTAAGCTTACGCTTGCTAAAGAAGTATTTGTGCTAAAACCATCTCTTACAAGATGTTTAGTTTCAATACCACCTATTGCTTGTTTACCATAAACCACAGGAACATGCGCAGCTTCACCGCGCACAGTAATTTCAAAGCCTTTGCGTTTATCCGCTTCGGCCTTCATCTTCGCTTCTTGTTTCTTCTGTTGACTGTACTGATAAGCAGTCGAGAAGATAAACATTGCAATTTGGAGTTCAATACCCATTAGATTTTACCCCACTTAAGGCTGACTTCGTTATCCGTATAAATCTCGTCAAAGGAAGTATCGTTAATGTTTCTTTGGTCCATACCGTCTTTAGATGTAATAAATGTGTTCACCATATCTAGATCAGACATTGGTGAAGTACCTTCGATAACAGCTAGCTTGGTTTCCCAGTCATTATTAATTGCAGGGCTGTCCACATAGCCTTTATACACATCGAGTATATGACTGTTTACAAGAGGGTTATCATTTGCATCTAAAAGGCCAACCATAACTTTGATATCTTTTCCTGTCACATTGTAACGGAATTCAGCTGCCATTTGATCAATTAAGTCAGCAATAACAATTCGATAAGCTTCCCTATCAACAACTGTTGAGAACTTTGGGGAATCAAATTCAAATAGGCCACCCCCTGCAGTATACACTTTATTATTGTGAGTAATGTCGTGCTTATAGCTAGTAAAGCGATAGGTTTGGCTAAAGTAAAGTTCAATCAGAAAGAAGAATCGAATGTCTCCACTGTCGATAACTGCTTGTACTTCGGGTGTAAATATTCTCATTACAGTGCCTCTACAAGATTAATAGTTCCAGCGTTAGACAAAACACCGTCTGTAAAAGTAATTCCCTGAGCGTTGTCAATGTCACGATAATAAGTAAGTACGCAGTTGTTTCCTGTCAGCAAAGATGTTGAAGTGTTAACATTCTTAGAGAGGGAAGGGTAAATGTGAATATACTTATCAGCAAGACCATCAAAGCTCACATCTTGACGGACAACATATATTTTGTCATGATTAGAAAATTTGATGAAAGCACCTTTAGGTAACAAACCATCTACGATCGCAGAATCAATATATACATATTCAGATCCCGCACCTGCGGCTGTAGCTACGAGAGGGCTTGTATTCATATTATGTCTTTTAGCAACAACAGGAAGTTGTGGCATAATCATAGTTTTAACATTGTCAAAGTCAACAACCGAAGCTACGAATAAATCATCAGCAGTGTCAAATTCGCCTTGAATGTTAAAAGAAAGTTCCCAACGTTGAACACCTTGTGAAGTACGCTGTTTACGAAGAGAAACAGTGTCTATATCAAACATAGGCTCATTGGAAGTAATTGTGAGTGGCGCTAAAATTTTAGCACCTTCATAGTAGTAAACCGCCATAATTAACTCCTTATCGGTCTAGCTAGGAGAATCAAACGCCTTTCTATAAAATTTATTTGACGTTTGTTGCTAACTCCTTCGTTGCACTCAGAGGTTGAGACCCACCAACCATCACTAGCTATCATAGCAGAGCCGTGTTCATATGCGATATCTCCAAACATGGGTCTTTTATTTGTGACAATTTCATAGCCACAATAGTTTGCAAATTCTTCAAGAGTATATCCTCTGCGCTTTAATTCTTTTAGAAATTCAACAGGAGAGTTATACTCTAGATCTTTTATATACTTGCACTTAGAGTTGCCTTTTCTTAAAAAAGCATCATAAGCTACTAGTAAAGCAAAACAGTCGTTATAACCACGGGTATAATTACTAGATTGTTTTGATCTCTTGTTTATTAATTGTGTAGCACTGTTAAGTGCTTTTTCAAGGATACCTCTGTTATACATGCCTGTCTCCTTCAGAGTGGCACAGAGAGCAGCAATTACGCTAGTTAATAGAGAACCCCTATGTAAAGCGTAATCACTGCTCCTGCCTATATTACACGTTCTCTCTGAGAAACATTTTAACCAAGTCGGCTACAATATCAGAACGTACAATATCATCTACTTCAAATTTAATTACAGGAAGATTAATTCCATTCTTATTTACCAGATAACAAAACTTAAGAAGATCCGCGCCATCTTTTACATCAGATTGTGCGGGATCCCCCATTAATACTAGTTTCGAATTCTCGCCAAGACGTGTGCTGATTGCTTTAAGTTCATCAAAATCAAGGTTTTGAGCCTCATCAACAAGAACTAAAGCATTTTTATAAGACCTACCGCGAATAGTTTCAATAGGTTGAATTTCAATTTCACCTTTAGCTAGCATATACTGAAACTTACCTTTTCCAAATGCTTGTTCCAAAACCTCCATCATCGGGAGTAGCCAAGGTGTCATCTTTTCTTGAATAGTTCCAGGAAAATGCCCAAGTGTTTTGCCTGTAGGAACATTGGCACGAGTAAGAACAATTTTACCGTAGCCGCCTTTTAGAAAAAGATGCGCTACTGTACCAGCACTGCAGTATGTTTTACCAGTACCAGCACAGCCAATAGTAACTGTAATCGGATTCATTTTGATAGCTTTAATCAAGTTATCCTGCTTAGTATTTTTAGGAATCACATGAAAAGCAACACGAGGAATATAAATGGATTCTTCGTTTTTAGTAGCGTAGCGAGATTTTCTTTTGGACATTCAGAGTTGTTCCTCTTAAATTTACCATTTACCTAGGGGGCAGGTAACAAATGGCATTTTTGTTTTAATTTTCATTAAACACCCGCATTGTTTGCAGGTTGGACCCATAGCAGCTTTTTTATCCAGCTCTGGGCATTCTTCACAAATTTTGTATTTATCTTTTGAGAATATAAACTTTTTCTTTTCAATCATATCTGTATCACATCTGGTAAAAGCCGTGTTGAATTATGCGACGTTCAGAAATATATGCTAGATATTTATCTAGTTTTTCTTCCCAGTCTTTATCAATATCAGGTTGGAATATTCCCGAACGGTAATCATTAAATGCCTTACATCCAAATTCAATAGGATTTGGTTCACTAAACAAGAAATGATTAATGTGAAAGAAAGACGACATAGCACGAGCCTGATACTTATCAATAGGTACAATTTTCTTACCCATAACAGAAGCGATCCATGCGGATTCACTCAGATGAGACGTGTAAACAATTTGTTCAACTCGTTCCATCAACTCATAAAGGTTATAGCCATCTCGAACAGCAAATTCTCCACCAAGACGCTCGTTTAGTTCAGAAACTTCTGATAGCTTAGTGATAGGATGCGCTTTCCAGAAAATTCCATTTTCCATGCCAGTAGAGGGGCCACCGAAGTCTGCAATATTTTCTAGTTGACCAATGCAGATATGTTTCTTAAGCTTGTTACCACCAGGAAGTACAACTAAACTAAAGATTTTATTAGGGATGATCTTAGTGCTTTTAATATTATACTTACTTGCTTGTTTATTATTAATTCTATCAACAGACCAATCATACCAATCATGATTTGCTTCAGATTCATCAGAGTACCAAGCATCAAGCATTTGTCGAGCAGAGTGTTCAGGCTGCAAAGGATGTACTGTTAAAAAACCTGCGTAACTTGTATAATTAAAAGTTTTAAAATATGGGTTTTCTAGAGCAGTAACATCATGTTCAACTTCTATGCCAAGCGTCTTTGTCTTCTCTTTTAGAGCTTCTACAATAGGCTCTAGCTTGGCTACATCGGGGTTTAGCTCTTTAGCATAGTCGCCCATGTGCTGTTTCAAATATTCCGTATCAAACATTTTATCTGTCATTATTAATCTAACCTTTCAAAAGGCTAGCCAGCCCCGAAGGGCTGACTCCTTTTTATCTTATTAAGTGTAAAAACTTGTTGTTCTGATAGTTGTACGACTTGTATTATATGTAGTCGTAGTAGTGTGCGACGTATTAAATACAGTAGTCGTGCTACGAGTTGTATTGTAAGTCGTTGTTGTACTGTTAGACGTACTATAAGTAGTAGTAGTTGTATGACTTGTACTATACGTAGTTGTATAAGTAGTTGTAGTCTGTTTACTTGTATTATAAGTAGTCGTTGTACTGTTAGACGTACTATAAGTAGTCGTAGTTTGACGAGTTGTATTATAAGTAGTCGTTGTACTATGAGACGTACTATACGCTGTCAAGAAAGTCGTAGTCGTCGTGTGACTTGTACTAAAAGTAGTCGTTGTACTATGGCTTGTATTATAAGCAGTAGTTGTGCTTCTACTTGTATTCCAAGTTGTAGTCGTGCTATGACTTGTCAAGTAAGTAGTCGTATAAGTCGTTGTTGTACTGCTACTTGTATTCCACGTAGTCGTTGTACTACGAGAAGTATTATACGTTGTTGTAGTACTTCTACTTGTATTCCACGTAGTCGTTGTACTATGAGAAGTATTATACGTTGTTGTGTAAGTAGTCGTTGTAGACTTACTTGTTGAATACGTTGTTGTAGTACTATGAGAGGTACTGTAAGTCGTTGTAGTAGACTTACTTGTTGAATACGTAGTAGTATACGTTGTAGTTGTACTGTGCGACGTATTATAAGTTGTCGTTGTACTCTTAGACGTATTATAAGTCGTTGTTGTAGACTTAGTTGTACTTTGAGACGTATCAAACGTAGTCGTTGTAGACTGAGACGTATTATAAGTTGTCGTTGTACTCTTAGACGTATTATAAGTCGTTGTTGTAGACTTAGTTGTACTTTGAGAAGTATTAAACGTAGTTGTTGTATTCCAGCTAGTATTATACGTTGTTGTCGTACTCTTAGTTGTGTTAAACGTTGTTGTAACGGTACCACTATAAGTTCGTTTTATGCTCCAATATTTTACTTTAAATCCAGGAACGTTTGCATACACCTGCCCGCCCGTGCAAACATAACAAGGAGGGCCAGCGATGCCTTCAAACATTAGCGTCTCTGCAATATATGTGTAAATACCAGCGACTCCACTTGTTATGTTACAAACGCTACTATTAGAGTACACCACCGTCTCATTCCAAAAAGCACTTGTCGAACAAGCATAACAACAGTAACTCTCAACACGCTGGAAGTAGTAACGGCTGCCCTGAGCATCATTATAAAATGGGCCTTCTGTCACAGTACTCGCAACACTTGAAGATGTACTAAACGTTGTTGTAGTAGACTTAGACGTACTTTGAGATTTTGTAATAGAGCTAGACGTACTCCAAGTAGTTGTATACGTTGTTGTAGTACTATGAGAAGTACTAAACGTTGTTGTAGTACTATGAGAGGTACTCCAAGTAGTCGTTGTAGACTTAGACGTACTCCAAGTAGTTGTATACGTTGTTGTAGTACTATGAGAAGTACTAAACGTTGTTGTCGTAGACTTACTTGTAGAATAGGTTGTCGTCGTTGTTTTACTAGTCGAATTACTCGTGTTAAACGTAGTTGTAGTACTATGAGACGTATTGTATGTTGTAGTCGTCGTATGGCTAGTATTATACGTTGTTGTAGTACTATGTGAAGTGCTTTTACTTGTTAAATACGTAGTAGTTGTAGTAACACTAGTTGCAAAAGTTGTAGTAGTTGAATGAGACGTACTAAAGGTAGTCGTAGTGGACTGACTTGTAGCAAATGTCGTAGTAGTACTATTGCTAGTGCTATTAGAAGTGTTATACGTTGTTGTTGTAGTTATACTAGTAGCAAACGTTGTAGTCGTACTGTTACTGGTAATATACGTTGTAGTCGTACTTCTAGAGGTATTATATGTTGTTGTCGTATCTCTAGTTGTCGAGTAATCAGTATTATATGTAGTAGTCGTAGTATGACTAGTTAAGAACGTTGTAGTAGTAGTATGAGACGTATTATAAGTAGTTGTTGTAGAATTACTAGTCGCAAAAGTTGTTGTTGTATTGTGACTTGTAATATTAGAAGTGTCATACGTAGTCGTAGTCGTGTGGCTAGTATTATACGTTGTTGTTGTCGAATGCGACGTCAAAAAAGTAGTAGTAGTAGCGTTAGACGTGGAGTACGTAGTGGTTGTACTATTTGATGTAGAGAAAACAGTTACTACAGAAGTGCCGAACTGCTTAATCCCATCTATGAGTCCAAAAATAATCATTGAGATCCTCCTTTGAGGTAGCCCCCGAAGGGGCCACCAAGAAATTAAGCGAAGTCACCAATGTAGTTCACAAGGACTTCAGTTGAGCTAATAATGATATAAGTCAAAGCTGATACCGTATTTGCGGTTGTTACCTGATTGATGGAAGCTCCACCAAGAGGTGTCTTAGCTTCAGACGGAAGTACAAAAGTACGACCACCAGACGCATCTTGACGAATAACAATAACACCAGATTTACCTACGTTTGTAGACAAGTTAGAGAAAGAGAGTGTAGTATTGCTTGTAATAGTTACATCAATAACTTCTTCACTATTCATATCCAATGTTGTTGCCGCAGACGATGCACCAACGCTATCTTTACCATACAGCGATGAGTTGACCCAAGCACTACCATTCCAACGCAGATAGTCTTTAGTTGCCTTAGACGTAACAGTAACGTTAGACAAACTATCAAGCGTATGATTATGAGTAGTGTCAGATTTAGTTCCAAGTTTAGTATCAACTTCACTTTCAGTATAGTAGCGGCCATCAAGGTTAACCGAGCCAACAGCAGTAATATGCCCAAAGCCATCAAGAGTAATGTCTTGGATTACAGTACCGTCAGAGTTGTTAACAGAGGCTTGCGTGGAAGTGTCTGCGTGAGACAAACCAGAAGCATCTTGAACCAAACCACTACCTGCCGCAACACTAAAGGTTGTGCCAGAAAGAGCAATACCATTACCTGCACTGTAAGTAGTATCAGTACCAGAGATAGTAATAGCGTTACCAGAGTTGCTTACCGAAATAGAGCCAGAACCCGCAAAGCTTACAGTTTCACCAGAACTAATTACTTGGGTGTCTGTAGCAGAGAAAGACCAGCTAACATAGTTATCGTAAGTAGGTACACCTGTCAACTGAGACCAACCAATGCTCAAAGCACCTTGGTGTTGAGTGACATTAGACTGAGCAATACGCGCATCTGCAAAAGTGCCAGAAGTAACATCCGCAGCAGCATGTGTATGTACTGCAGCAGCAATACCTGCTTCAGCAAGGGTGTTGTTGACCCACTTAGCACCATCCCACTTCAGAAGTTCGCCAGAACCAATACTTGTGATTGTTACATCAGCAATATCACCTACAGAGTTGATCTGAGGAATATCTGCATTGACCCAAGCCGAACCGCTCCACTTAAGGAACTGATCTGCTGTAGCCGAAGTAATAGTTACATCACCAATATCGTCCAGAGTATTAATCTGTGGAATATCAGCGTTAACCCATACACTACCATTGTACTTCAAGAACTGTTCTGCAACAGGACTTGTGAGAGTAACGTCTTCAAGACGCCACAGATCATCATACAACGGTTGTTTAGGCTGTACGTAAATAGAACCGTTAGAGCCATCTGCAGTAACAACTGTACCCATGTGAATGACATGCACAGCATCAGGTTTAACAGTAGTTAAGCCACCTGCAGTAGAACTCAAGTACAGTTCATCGCCTTCAGTGTAACCAGAAGTATTTAAGCCACGTACAATACCCATTACAGTCATGTAACCTGCAGAGCCATTAGCAATAGTCTCTGTAGCCAAACCAAGAGTAGTATGTCCATGATCTTCTACATTAGTATCAGCAAGAACAACCGAAGGAAGACCCCCTGTTGCACCTGTAATAGCCAACGCAGAACCGTTAGGAATGCTTGCACCAGTACCGTTATAAACACGAATAACTTGCTCTTGACCAATCTGAAGTGTAGCATTGCCACCTTTCAAACCAAGATCAAGTGTACCGTCAGTATCGTTCCAGACAAGACGTCCAACACCACCTGCTAGAGAGTGGGTTGTTGTAAAGTCAATACCTGTAATGTCAAACTGATTATCACTACCGCGTTGCACAAGAGTACTTGCTACGTCAGTTGTAGAACCTTGGAAGCTATCAAGCTGCTCAAGAGCCGCCTGAACATTAGCATCTGTACCAAACAAGAAACCACTAAAGTTACTTGTATCGACAGAAACAGAAGCAGCTGTAGAGGTTGTAGCCAAAGTAGACAGCGGAACAGGAATCGTAGTACGAGCAGGGGTTGCACCACCAAACTCAATATCATACGTTGGGTCTGAAGTAGTCTTCTGATTAGCAAACCACTTAATTACTAAACGACAAGTTTCTGTAAAGGCAGTACCACCAGACATAATAGCTGTTGCTGAGTATGTCGAGTAAGTAGCGGAGTTTACAGGATCGGTCTCACTAGAGGTTGCCAAGAGTGTTTCAACACCGCTATCTGCACGATGATACATTTCATAGTAGAAAGAAGCTGTACCTGTACCCGCAGTACGGCGTACACGAGCAACCGTAGAGGTAACAACAACACCAGGATCGCCTGTCAAGATACCTGATACACTTGCTACAGAAGCAACAAGAACACCTGTGCCATTGATAGACCCTGTGCTTACGTTTGCAGCAGTAGTATTATAGTCAGTATCAGTTGTGCTTGTAACACCTTTATAGTAGTTTGTAATATCCGAAGCAGTAGTTGTTGGGTAAACAACAAGGTTAGCGTTAAGTGCAGTAACATCGACTTTACCACTATCTAGCTCATCCAAAGCTGCTTTAACAGTAGAAGATTCTAGAGTAGAATCAGTATTGTCATAGGCTACATCTGCTGCACGAACATGATCACCTTCCCAAGTTAAACCAGTCCAACGAAGATAGTCGTTAGTTGCTTTACCTGTTTCAGTAACGTTAGTCAAGTTGTCCAGAGACATATTCGAAGACACTGTGATGTTAGCATCAGCAGAACCATCAAACGAAGCTGTACCAGTAACAACACCCGAAAGTGTAATGTCACGAGCAGTAGTCAACTGAGCAATACTTGTAGGCTTGTTAGTTGCATTGTTATAGTCAAGGTAGTAAGAACCTTGTTGACCATCAAGCAAGTCTGCATCTAGCCCAGAAGCAGCACCATCAACAGTCTTAATAGCTGTCAATATCTCTGCTGGAGTTTGATCTCCAGTAGCACCTGCTTCAATACCTGCAAGTTTAGTCTTCTCAGCATCTGTGTAAGCATTAGTGTTAGCTTCTGCCTCGTACAAAGATTTAATTTCCGCACCAGTTTGGTCAGCAGTCGCGTTAGCTTCAATACCTGCCAATTTAGATTGTTCTGCATCGGTATAGGCATTAGTGTTAGCATTAGACTCGTAAAGAGACTTGATCTCTGTAGCGGTTTGGTCACCTGTAGCACCCGCTTCAATATTTTGAAGTTTGCTCAAGAGAGCATCAGTAAAGGCATTAGTGTCTGCTTGCTGTTCATACAGAGTCTTAATCTCTTGACCTGTCTGATCACCCGTAGCTCCTGCTTCGATACCTGCCAACTTAGCTTTTTCAGCGTCAGTATAAGCGTTAGTATCTGCATTCGACTCATAAGAAGTCTTAATAGACGCAGCATCAAGATCTTTGTTGACAATAGTCCAGTCAGCAGCAGTGCTAGGATCGTCTACTTCTGCGATAAGAACATCACCAACTTCAACAGCGATAGTGAAGAAATTACCTGCAACAGTAACAGTATACATGTCACCTGTAGTTACGCCGACAGGAGATAGGTCCAAATCGGGAGTATTTGTAGCTGCATCATAGCTACCTTTATACTCTACGCTAGAAGCAACTCGTGCATCTACATAAGCTTTAACAGACTGTTGTGTAGGTACTTTAGTATCCAGATTAGACACCATGTCGTCTTCATCAATAACCCAACCATTACCCGCAACAGACGTATAAGACGTCATTACGGCACCAGACAAGGATACGCTATCAAAGTCTGTTTGATCAGCAAAATTTTCAATATTAGACAGTTTATTGCGTTCTAGCTGTGTAAACCATTTGTTATTTTGAAGATTATCAGAGATGTCATCAGTCTCTAGAATGATATCACCAGTATGGTTGTTAACAGAAGTAACAACGTTAACTTGAGCACCTTCTTCAATACCTGCGAGTTTAGACTTCTCAGAGTCAGTATAAGCATTAGTATCAAGTTCACCCTCATAGAGAGCTTTAATCTCTGCTCCTGTTTGATCTGCGGTTGCTTCAGACTCAATACCTGCTAGCTTAGACTTTTCAACATCCGTAAAGGCATTTGTGTTTAATTCTGCTTCATAAAGTGCTTTAATCTCTGCACCTGTTTGATCAGCAGTCGCTCCAGATTCAATACCAGAAAGCTTAGACTTCTCAGAATCAGTGAAGGCATTCGTATCAACATTAGCTTCGTAAGCCGCTTTAATTTCTGCCGAAGTCATATCAGCAGTTGCACCTTCTTCGATGTTAGACAATTTAGTCTTTTCATCGTCAGTGAAAGCATTAGTGTTAGCTTCATTTTCGTACAGAGCTTTAATCTCAGCACCAGTTTGATCTGCAGTAGCACCGTCTTCAACACTATTAAGTTTACTTAGCAGTGTGTTAGTAAAGGTTGCGTTAACACCTGTCAGGAAAGAGTTGTATGCTTGTACGTTAACACCAATATCTGCATCTTTTAGAATAGTCGCATCAGCAGGTTCCGCACCAATAGTAGTACGCATAGTAGCTGCATCTAGATCATTCAGCAGTGTACGTGCAAAAGGAGTTACTGTCATCGATGACCAAGTATTTGCACCTGTAGTATAAAGTACTTTGTCAGCAGTAACAGGGACATTAGCCATGCTATCAAGAGAAGCAGTGTAGCCTTGAACAGTTACACCAATATCAGTATCTTCAACAAGACCCAAGTTATCAGGGCTTGTGTTAGCAAAAGCATCAATACCATTCCAAGCGATAAGTTGACGATCGGAAAGCGCACCAAGATGAACATTCGACAAGTCACCTAGATCATGTGTATGAGTATCTAGTGAATAAGACTGAAGATCGCTAATTTGAGCTTCTGTAATTGTCAAAGCACCTTCATGAGCCGTAACAGCAGCTTCGGTTACTTGTGTAACAACGTCAGTATTCTTTACATAGTTAAGGTCATTAACCAAGTCAGAGATGTTATCACCAGGTTGTACAGCAGTGTTTGCTAGAATACCTTGAGCAGCCGTTGCATAGTCGCTGTCACGGAAGTCAGTGATTTGAGACTTAGTGTGAGTATGGCCAACATTAGACTTAC